TTCCAAATAGACTTAGGGAAATCTAAACAGCTTGAGAGTCACGTAACCTTCCATAAGGAAGTTTCGGTAACCGTCTAGCCATTCCTGGAGGTACTAAGGGGGTGAGGCGGACACCAGGGGCGGGCTGCTCCTTTACGGGAGTCTTACTGCCCTGCCCCTCTGTCTCTGCCCCAGTTTCCATAATATAGTCTCCATCTTCATCAACCCCTACCTTCTCGACTCCATAAGGATTATCGAGTGGGGTCTCATCTTGTAACTTACCACGTTTAATATCACCAATAATAGGACGTAGCTTTTCTTCACTTGATGTCAAAACCGGAGGCAAAGGTGAAGTGAAGAAGTTTGTTGGTAAAGCCAAAACCATCAAATCCGCTGCACTAGGTGTAGTATCACCATTAGTACCACCTGTGAAAGTGATACTACCTCCGTTAACGACATTAAGAAAGACCGTGACCGTGGTAAAACCATTAGCATTATAGAACATTGTTCCCTGCTCATTATCCGCACCCGTTGAAGGGCCGGATGAAAAAGCGGGGATCAAAGTGACTCCGCCAGACCTGGTAGAAGTGAAGCCAGAGGCCAATGTAGCAGAAGCTACTGACACACCGGCAACAACATATAATAACATGACCTTCCCAGTATACCCTTCAGGAAAAACTATCTGATTATAGTTTCCCCCCGAGTTAGCTACCAGTACGGTCCCTAGATCTGAATCAGCTGTAAGAACAGGCGGAAAGCCGACATCACCAAAATAACCAGGACCACCAGGTAATGCATTTGCAGCACTTAACACCCAGTGATCGTACACGTCGACTGTGGAATTCAACTTCGGTTTTAGCAAAGTCAAATCATACGTCACCCAAAGTTCACCAATATTTGTTGAGGCTCCTTGCATGCCTACAGTGGCTATGTAAAAGTTACCCCAATCATAAAGTCTAGCATCACCAATAGTAACAGCCCCAGAACGAGTGTAAAGAGTAGAAGCAGGTGTTTCAGCACGAGCGCACTCAATTGGGTGAAGCAAGTCATTAGATGGCTTGCCACTACACGTATACTGTGACTGTTCCATAGTGAACTTATTGGCGAAATCAGGTTCCAACACATTGTAGTTCGTGGACATAATAACCGTTCCTGATGCAGTATTGGTCGAAGCCAATGCATTATACGAATTCGACTTGAACTCGTAGACCAAGCCATTAAGCTGGTACTGCTGGTATTGCTCGGCAGAAGCCGATAACCAAGGGAACGCCTGAAGCAACGCAGGTTGAATGGGTACCTTTTCAATAGAGAAAGCACCAATTGTGGGAGAGGTGACCACATCGAATAAAAATTCACGATGGGTAACCCTGGTCCCACGAGAGAGATTACTAAAACTCGGTAATGAATCCACATTCGTGGACAAGGAATTAGAATTAACCTTATAATCACCGAACCCAGTCAAACTCTTGAAAATGTTACCTGCTGCATTACCAATCATTGCTCCAGTTGGTCCAAAGAAACCTCCAATTGCTCGACCCAAACCAGGGGCACTAAATCCGGAACGACCTCGACGACCACCACCGCGGCGCTGTTGCTGCTGTTTAGGTTGTCTCGACATCCCGAGTTTCTTTTCCTGCCTTGAACGGGCTTTATCCCGTGCTGATTGGGCCATTCGTTTTCGCTCAGCTAAAGTTGGTTGTTTACGCTTAGAAGACATTAAATCCAATGCACCGAAATGCGAAGAAACGGGTGTCCAAGCCCACCCGCTTCCTTAGTACCTAGGGGTTCCCTAACCCCTCTTCGCCGGTCTCCATTTCTGGACCCAAGTTTCATCCAAGGATCCTGGAGCCGGTCTACTCAACGAAGCCTTACCCTTAGGTTTGGCTTTAAAATTTGGCGATGGTATATTTTCCACAACAGTTCTCAAAACCTTTGCCACATAAGGATTTTTCCGACGTGGTGCCCTGACACCATCAGGGACCTCTTTTAACGCAGCACGAACTTGTGGTAAGGGAAACAACGGTACCGGAATTGGTATCGGTGATATTAAACCCTTAACCTCTTTAACTTCACGAGGTAAAATTTCATCCTCCAATACTACAGGCGCTGAAGGCTTGGCTTCTATTGGCGCCATAAACATAGGAGGTTTAAGTAATTTGTCCATGGTATCAGCTTCATCTAACCACTTAGTAAACTTCTTATAGTCAAACTCAGGTAACGATAATTCTAGATACTCATTCATCCAAGTGCCGGGTGTGTTGTCATATTGTTTCTCTTTTTCAAATTTAGACAACCATCCCCTAATTTGATGGGTTTTCTCATTCTTTTCAATAACAAAAGTTTCCGCATCTTGTTTCTCTTCACGAGTGTGCACTTGAAGAACTCTACGACAATAATCACCAATAACAGGTGTATTCTCATCTGATAATAAGAACGCCCTAGTCTTCTCCAATAACTTCATTGCAGGAGTAACATCACTGGGCAAATTCACTGTAACGTGAAATTTAACAACTTGTCGTTTGATATCACAGCAACTCGAAGTATCACCTTGCCAAACATCTGGCGAGTAAACGCGTGCTAGGAATTTAATCCCAGAATCACCGCGCTTGATCACTTCAATGGTCAACTCTTGACCAACCAACCTGGCCGCTTTTACATAAACCGCAGGTTTAATCCCTACTGACAACCCGTCATCCCCACCATAAATACCTAACCTCTTATACGCTTCATCTGGCTGAATAAATAAGCCATTGACCTTCGTCATTCGATAAGCTAAAAAGGCTATAAAAGCATTAAATATGGTGTTGAATACGGATGTCTCAGGAGATCCTGAGCCACGAGCGAATTCCACTTGGTAAGCTGTTCCATGTCTTCCATACCCCTTAAGACCATATTGTGACTTATGTAATTCCAACACCTCTCCATGATAACCAACACGGAAAGCTCTAGTCAACAACATTCTCTCAAACTCCCTCATCAAATTAGAACCATGCCCATCAAATTTCGAGTAGTCCGTTGGTGTAGCGAAATCAGCAAGCAACAATATTTCAGTCACTCTCTTAGATATATCTTTCGGAGTTTTTCCAAAGGCATACCAATCGGCGTCCTTTAGAAAAACCTCTAACGCATATATAAATCTGCTGTAATCACGCTTATCTACGGTATTAAAAGTCGAAATAGGGCGGGGGGGTTTGACATCAGGGTAGGGTTCCTTCTTCATAAACATTTGAATAGCACGTTTTATAGGAACACAAGCCTCTGCCATGGACAATAACCGCCTTTGAGTTGGTTTATTTTGGCGGTCTAAAACCTCATCATAATCAGTCGGGTCCAAAGTATTCTTTTTACTATTCGGAATGAACCGTTCCAAAAACTCACGCATTACTAATGATAAAAAAGGAGTATTCTGCATGCTAAGAGGTTTAGGTTTATCAATGCGCGCCGAAATACATTCCTCCTCATTATTCTTACAATTTGAAGGAACGAACGCACCGTGAACCATAGGTGTCATAAAAGCCTTCATCATCGGCTTCGCTTCACTATCATAATTATTAGGATTAAACTGATAGGAGCGTACTGCTTCCTCAACTGGACACACAACATCAGGTTTAGTAGGTACATCAAAACGGTAAAACTCTAAAAGAGCAGCCGCAGCTGGTTTATCACCATTAAGATGTGACAACACTTGAGGCATTGTCAAATCGTACTTAGATGTTCTAGCTATTGAAGCAACTGTGTCATCAATTTCAGCAGACACATTGGCGCAAATGTACGACCCGCACTTTCCGGTCGATACTTTCACACCATCTTTAGATGAGGAAACTAGACGAAGGTAACCTTTGGGAGTGGTCACAGCGAGCCTGAGTAACTCTCGCCCTTCCAACCACATATTTACAAATTGTGAACCAATCAATGACCATGAGCCCAAAGGTGTAAACATTATCAACTCATGATCTAACGATGTCTGCCGGCGATCTACTAAATAAGCAGCTGATGAATAGGTGATAAACCACCACTTCTTCTTTACGACTACATGGTCTGTACTATAATTCCAAACCTGGTGGGAAAACCTCCCACCTCCGGCAACATGATAATCTACCACACTATTTTCATTGAACGTGTAACTATAATTATCCGTTGTACGAGCAACCTGTGTCGGTTGGAAAGTGTACAACAACGTTGGCTGTACGTTGGTCGTTAAAAACGACGGCATATCAACATATTGATCAACGTCAACCATAGTCACTAAATCATGTTCATTAATTTCCATGCTTTCTGGCTCAACAACCAGATCCTTGGCCCAATAATAGGCTCTACTACCTATCCGACCATTTCGTACGTCTGATCTTGACTTTTGCACGTAATAAGCAGTTTTGCCCAAATTTCGTGCTAATCGGTCAATAAACAATGAGGACGTTGATCTGTCGGCGGCAGCCTTAGCATGTGTGTGATTCTCAGGAACCTTAAACCCTACTAATTCCAGGTCCATAAAGATTGTTCGGACTGTTTCTGGTACCATCGCGGGTTTCTTTTTCGTTGAGTGTATTAATCTTGTCTTCACGTCTTGGGGTACTCTAACTAGTTTCCCTAAAACGTAGACGCCTAAAATGGCTAAAGAATATTTCAACCCAGTTATTACCAACCGAGTTGTGAGTTTCGCCCCAACAACCGTTAACTTAGCGGTCGCTGAGGCTAGAGCCCTAGAGCCAACAGGCAATCCAGGGCGCGTCATACCAAACAATGTTCAATCAAACAAGAAGGTATGTGGGTCTATG